TCAAGCGACATCAAGATAAAAAACAGCTTAAAAAAAATGACAGGAGGTAAATCTGTTAAAACAAAAATTAAATCTAATTCACTTGAACGTTTATCAGCGAAAGCACTAAAAGAAAACGTAAAAATAATATCATCCATTCCTGATAAATATTTAATAGCATTAAAGAAGTCTGCCTATGAAGTGGCCGATGGAAAAGGAACTTTAGAGGAGTTGGATAATAGATTATCAAAAAGAAGAGGTCAGTCGAAGCGTTATATAAACAACGTAGCGTTCGGACAAACAGAAAAGATATTTAATAACTCTAATTCCGTGAAGATGAAAGATATAGGTCTTCATTTTTTTAAATGGATTTACACATTCAGGGCAATAACACCTAGGCATAACCATGTTGAAATGAACGGAAATATTTACAGAATTGATAATCCTCCTGTTATAGAAGAGGACGGCAGGACAGGTTTTCCGGGTGATGCACCAGGCTGTCATTGTCTCATGGCTCCTGTAGTCGGAAATTTTGAGTAGATTGTCATATAAACTATACATGTTAGCAAAATATGTATAGAATTTATTTATTATCTATACGCGTTATGTATATAGATATATAAACATATAGATATATAATTATATAACGGAATATAAAATGCCATTGCTCTCAGGTAAAAAAGAAATAGGTCATAATATTTCTGAGCTTGAACATCACGGTCAAAAACCTTCTCAATCAATTGCCATTGCATTAAAAAAATCGCGCGAGCATGATGATACTAACGAAGAACCTGAAGAGTCTGCGCGTATTTATGATATCAACGGATGGATGGAAATTAAAGGAAACCCTATTAGCAAAGTCGGCGTTTTTCCTTATTCTGGCGCACAAATCGACACTGATGGCACAATGGGATTAGACCCAAATAAAATTTATCAAGTCTATCGCTCTGAAGAAGAATTATCAAATAAAGAAACAATGAATTCTTTTCGTTTAATTCCTTGGATTGATGAACATGAAATGCTAGGCGATAATGAGCCTGGACTTACATCACCTGATGACAGACCATCAGAAGGCGTTTTAGGAGAAGATGTTTATTTTGAATATCCTTATTTGAAAACAAATATAAAAGCGTTTTCAAAAAAATTAATGGAAAATAATAAAAAAGAGTTGTCAATAGGATATCGGTGCGAGTATGATAAGGTCGCGGGCGTATTTGAAGGTAAGCCCTACGATTTTATACAGAAAAATATTCGGGGTAACCACCTCGCATTAGTTAAGGAAGGGCGAGCAGGCCCCGATGTTAAAGTACAAGATGGATTTATATTTACCATAGACACAAAGGAAGGTATCAACATGGCAAACCCAGAATTAACTATCAAAGAAAAACCAGAAACAATGGATTCTCCCGATGAAGCCATGAAGCCTGTCGAGGGTGAAGATGCGCCTATAGGTGAAGCAATTCCTGCATGGGCTAATGCAATGATGAGCACCATGAAAGAAATGTGCCAAATGTTAAAAGGTCGCGGCGGTGATGATGGTTATTCAGAAACAGAAATTTTAGATGAATCTGAAGCAGAAGACGGTATGAAATCCGAAGGCGAAAAATCAGAGGGCATGGCCGCTGATAAAAAAGCTAAAGACAATTTCTTTGGTAAAAAAGGCCAGTTCAAAAAAAATGATGGCGAAGAAAAAAAACCAGGTGGCGCAATGGATGCGGCACTTTTATATAAATCATTTGCAAAAGAAAACAAAGCGGTTAGAGATTTAGCAGAAAGCTTATCACACCATATTGGTACTTTTGCTTGTGATGAGATGACTCTAAAAGAAGCGGCTACTTACAGCGCTAAAAAATTAAAAGCAGATTTTGGATTGCAATATGAAGCAGGCCAAGAGCTGGCGGCTATTAATGGTTTTTTAGCTGGCGCTAAAATAAACCAAGTTTCTACTTTCGCACACGGACATGCCATGGATTCAGCGCCGGAATGTGACGAGATTACTAAATTCTTACAAGGAGCGTAAAAAATGACACAGGCAGCTTTTCAGTCCGTTGTTAATGAATTCTCAGGTTTTGGCGTTCCTGGAACTAGATGGAATCAAGCCCCTTGGGTAAGTTCGGCGAATACTATTTACTCGGAATCAAATTCCGCTAATAACATTTTTGGTTACGCCTGTAGCTATTCCGCACCTAATGCGCCAGGACAAAATATCGTAAACCCAGGTAACACAGGCGGCCAGGTTTATGCGGGTATTATTGCTAATCCCGAGTCGACTACTTTGTTCGGCGGCTCAAGCGGCCCGCTTTCACCCACTTTAGTTATTCCTAACAATACGGTTATTAGCGTAGTGTCGGAAGGTTTTGTGGTCGTTAAATTAAACAACGCCGCTAACATTGGTGATGTAGTGATATTTGAAAACGCAACCGGTGCATTATATTCACAAGCACCTGAAACCGCATTGCCTTCTGGCTACTCAAATGCAAACGCAACCGTTGCTGAATTTTCATTAGCAGCAGCTGGATTAGCGGTTATTTGGATTAATCCAGGTGCACCAAAATTACAAACTGCGTTGACGATTGTTCCAGAAACCGAGATTACTTGGTCGGGTGGCGGCGCAACTTTAATTATAACTGTTGCTGGCGTTGAAGTTGGTGACTTGGTAATGGCCACTATCAACACTCCATCTACAGAATCAGCCTCTTTAGAAGGCGCCGTTGTTACAGCAGCTAATACTATTGAGTTTACATTGTCCGCTGCTAACACAGCTAACAATGCAACTATCGTGTACAGCGTAGTTAGAGGATAAAATTTAACAAGGAGCGTTAGAAATGGAAGCAACACAAATCATAGCCCATAAATCGGGTAGAGCATTTACTAAAACAATGGACGGCTTATCCAAAGAAAGCGCGTCTAAAATGATATCACGATTTAAAAAAGAATCTGATACTAATGTGCTATCTCAACTCGGCATACATTTTGGCATCGATAATGCCAGCATAAAAGAAAATCTGCACAACATGATGCAGTATAAATTTGCGCGCATGACAATGGATAGCTTGCAATCCTCCGTAACTATTCCCAGTGCCAACGTTCCTGTTCAGTTTCTACAGTTCTGGGCACCTGGATACGTAAACGTTATCACCAAGGCCCGCCGCGCGGATGAATTACTGGGTATGCAGATGCAAGGCGCTTGGTATGATGAGCAAATTGTGCAAGGTTTGGCAGAAGAATTGGGATTAGCTATTCCTTACAGCGATTATCAAAATACCCCATTCGCTGAAGATAATGAAAACTTTATCTATCGTACCATTGTTCGCTTTAATTTAGGTATTCGTGTGGGCGCACTGGAAGAAGCTCGGAAAGCGCTTATCAATATTGACGTGGCAGGTAAAAAACGCAGTTCTGCTGCTCGTCAATTAGAAATTCAACGGAATCAAATCGGTTTATACGGTTTTAACTCTGGAAATAACTACACGTACGGCTTTTTTAATGACCCTTCGTTGCCCGATTATATAGAAGTGCCAGAAAATGCGGCAGATACTTCTACTATGTGGGCCGATAAAACTTTATTGGAAATTGATGATGATATTCGTAACGCGATATCAGCTTTGCGCACACAATCCGGAGACCAAATTGACCCTGAGCGCACTAACATGACGTTAGCATTACCAACTTCTGTCGTTGACCAATTATCACAAACTGCTGACTTTGGTTATTCCGTTCGTAAGTGGATGAAGGACAGTTATCCGCGCATTCGCGTAGTATCAGCTCCTGAATTAGATAATGCTTTCATGGGAGACAACGTATTTTATCTCTATGCGGATGAAGTAGACGATGATTCTACGGATGGTAATCAAACATGGGGTCAACCGACTCAAGCTAAATTTATGGTTTTGGGCGTTGCTAAATATGAAAATTATTTTGTTGAGTCTTACATCAATTCCACCGCCGGCGCTTTATTAAAGCGTCCGTTTGCTGTTGTACGTTATTATGGTATTTAATTAGGAGATTTTAATATGCCTTATGTTTATTCTACCGCAACAGCGGGATGCAAATATACTTTCTGTCAAAAGGTAAATATTGGGGATAGAACGACTAAGCGCGTAAAGAAAATTATTCACATCAAAGGCGGCGCAAACGTTGCAGCGGCTCCCCATAAATCTATCATTGACCCGAATGGCCACCCCATACATACGCCAAAATCAGTATGCACACAGGTATCCGATGCTGATTTAGAGTTACTAATGAGCAAAAAAAGCTTTCAGCGCCACATCAAAGCTGGGTTTATTAAAGTGGATAAAAAGCAATCCACTGAGCAAGCAGCCAAATCATTAGAGCACCGCGATAAATCGGCTCCATTAACTCCTCAAGATTTAAAAGGAAAAGGCACTGTAAAAACGAATAAAAAAGGCCAGCCTGTCGACATTGAATTAAATGAGATAGTTGTACCCAACTAGAGGTGTTACATGGCATTGAATTGTAGTATGGTGACGCCTCCATTTTCATTTAATTACACCAATTTTATTGCTCAGTTTCCGCAATTTTCCAATACGGATGTTTTTCCAGAATCTTTACTCAGCATGTATTGGGCTATTGGTAATTCATACATCGCTAATTCTAATTATGGCCGACTAAATTGCGCAAATCGTCAGCTTGCATTAGATTTAATATGTGCCCACTTAGTTCAGCAAAACACGATAACGCAGGAAGGACAAACGCCTTATGTTTTATCGGGAGCCACGATTGATAAAATCACCGTGCAATTAGACCCGCCGCCTAAACCTAATCAATGGCAGTGGTTCTTAAATACCACTGTATACGGTCAGCAATTATTAGCTTTATTGCAAGCACACTCTGTCGGCGGGTTTTATGTGACGACCTCCCCTAGTGAGCGCACATCGTTTAGAAAAGCGTATGGCACATTTGGTACAGCAGGCATTCCTAATCCCTAATTATGGCTATTAGAATCAGACGAGTAGAAGGTGCTGGACGAAAGAAATTAAGCAAATTGATTTTTGAATTGGATGGCTTGCAAGGTACGGTCGGATGGGATGGCCGATTAAAATACAAAGGTGGAATTCCGATTGCACGTATTGCCACCCAAAATGAATATGGGAATGCTAAATTAGGAATTCCACCGCGACCCTTTTTTAGACCGGCTGTGAAAGCGAATCAATCACGTTGGCGAGCCATTGCAAAAGCGGCGGCTATGAACGCGGTCAAAGGAAGCGGTGACCCTAAGCAAATGATTAAACGACTCGTTAAAGATGGGGAAAGAGCGGTTAAGCAATCTATTAGAAAAGTATTTTCACCGATTCTCGCGTATGCCACAAAAGCCGCGAGGATTAGAAGACGCGCAGCTTACCAAAATCTTAAAACAAGAGAAGCGCGGCGTAGAATGCGCGAAACGATGATGTCGAATGCTAAAATTAGTAAACCGTTAATTGATACCGGGCGCATGTTGAAAACATTAAAAGGCCGCGTAATTGGAAAAAGGCGCACAAAACGATGACAATACCAGGACAGAATTTATTAAAAATGGCATTAACAGCGATATTTCCGCAGAATTGTGCTTGGTATTCTTTTAGTGGAAGAACATTAAATTCGGTTGGTCAGTATGTGACGTCTTACAATGCGCCGGTTACTATTCCTGGAAGCTTCCAGCCTTTATCCAGGCAAGCAAAATTCGCACTGGGGCTTGATTGGCAAAAATCCTATTATACGTTTTACACATCAAATGATATTGGGGATATTGAGCGGGATACTTCTCCTGATTTATTTGTTCAAGGTGAAAATGTGTATCAAGTGGAATCCAACACGCAATGGCTAGATCAGGACAAATGGGTAGGCAGCTTAGTGGTAAAAACTAATCTGGCAGTTCCTTCTTTAACGAAAGACGGGCTTTATATTGCTGAAAATAAAAAGGGCAAGAAATGACAGATAATGAGCTAATCCAGCTATTTGTGCCCGTTATTACAGCGGGATTATCATCTAATGGATTCCCCGATGTTATCGTGCAATCGTTATATGAACCGACTCAACAAGGAATCAATAGCGGCGCTACGATTTATTATTATAAGCTGCCGGATGAAAGAATTGGTTTTGTAGGGCGCACGGACGTATATAACGAAGAAGTAGGAAATTTTACGCATACTGAAACGCAATGGTATGAAAGCACGTTTCAGATATCTTGTTTATTTGACCAAAATCCGCAATCACTAAGCTATACCGCTTCTGATTTAGTTAATTTGGTGGCGTCTATTATGCAGAGTGATATTGCTGTCAATACATTAAATGCGGCAGGTGTTGGAATATTGAGAGTGCAGCGCGTAGAGAACACTCCGTTTGTTGACGATAGGGACGAATACGAATATAACCCGTCATTTGATTTTACGTTAACATACACCCGTGATATTATAACCACAACGCCTATAGTGACGCTGCCTATAGAAACGTTTGTGCAACCCATATAAAAGGATTTATATAATGGCCAATCCAATTCAGAATATCCCCTTTACTAAATATATAGACATTACTAGCTCTGTCGGCGGTGCTAATACCATTCCTGTGACTGAGCTTATTACCCGCGTTTTTTCGGTTAATCCGTTAATTCCTGCGGGCGGTTTTGTTTTAGAATTTACGAGTGCAGCGGCCGTTGGCGATTATTTTGGTTTTGATAGTGAAGAATATTTAAGGGCATTATTCTATTTCTCCTGGATTAGCAAAACGTATCAGTCGCCACAAAAAATATCATTCTCATTTTGGGCGGCCAGCGCTACCGCACCCCTGATTTATGGCGCAAATTTACCTTCTTTAGGCACTACATTAGCTGACTTGCAAGCCATTACCAATGGCTCATTAGAATTAACGATGGGCGCCTTCAATTTCACGCTAACCGGGTTAGATTTCTCTGAATTAACATTCACTGAAATTGCTAGTGCGATTCAAACTGCTATTCGTGCAGAAACGGGCGGCGGAACATTGTGGACAGAAGCCACTGTTAGTTATTCCAACACGGATGGCGCATTTAATTTAGTAGGCGGCGCCACTGGGGCAGCTGTTATTTCGGTAACCTCAGGAATTTCTGAGGACATATCTACACTAATGGGATGGGATGCAAGCGCGTTAATTTATCCAGATGCTCCCATATTTTCAAATGGTGTTGCAGTAGAAACTATTACTGAAACATTAACCAATTCATTCAACACGTCAGACAATTTCGGCTCTTTTGTATTTACGAATGGCGCCGATTTAACACAGGACGATATTGTCGAAGGTTCTACGTGGAACCTATCACAGAACAATGAATTTATTTTTTTGGTGCAAGTCGCACCTTCTAATGCTGATGATATTTCTGATGCGCTAGATTCAATCGGAGGAACGGGATTAACGCTGCAATCTCCTTCCCCAGTAACTACAACGGAATATCCAGAAATGGTACCAGGTATGATTATGGCAGCAACAAACTACACACTGCCCAATGCCGTGCAAAATTACATGTATCAAAAATTTAATTTGACCGCATCCGTTAACTCTGGCTCTGTGGCGGCTGGATATGATGCAATCGGCGTTAATTATTACGGTCAAACCCAAACGAATGGTCAGATTTTATCATTCTATCAAAATGGCTATTTATCAGGTGCTAGCGTCTCAACAAATGCAACCGACATGAATGTTTATGCGAATGAATGCTGGTTAAAGAATGCGATAAGCGCCGCTTTAGGGACGTTGTTGTTATCTGTATCACAGATTCCAGCAAATCAGCAGGGACGCGCTATTGTGATTAACACCGTTCAAGGAGTTGTTAATCAAGCGTTAAATAACGGCACGATTAGCGTTGGCTCTCTACTCACCAATGAACAGATAGCGGTTATTGGCAGTGTGACCAATGACCCTAACGCCTGGTATCAAGTGCAGGATACCGGCTATTGGTTAGATGCCGTTATTTCGCAAAATGAAGAAGGGAATTACATCATCACCTATACGCTTGTCTATAAGAAAAATGATGTTATTCGTCAAATTGTTGGAACGGATATACTTATCTAAAAAAGGAGTTTTTTATGGCAGCAAATATTTCGGGTTTTGGGTTACGGGTCAACTTAATTTGTATACCTACATTCCCAGCAGGATTAAATATCACGCAATTGGCGAATGATACTGACCCGTTTGATATACCAGAAATTCAAATTGCAGAAAGAAAAATGGGCTTGAATGGTGATTTGATTATCAATTCGGTATCTAATCCCATTGATATTTCACTAGCGGTTGTCGCTAATACGCCAGATGACCAGAGTTTAGGCCGTTTATTTAATGCTAATTTTAATCGTAAAGGCAAGGTTATTACTGTACAAGATTTAATCACGATGACCGCTATTTATCCTGACGGCTCATCCCTGACTTTGATAAATGGTATCTTGATGTCTGGCATGTTAGGCCAGTCCGTAGCAAGCGGAGGCGGATTTAAAACTAAGGTGTACAAATTCACGTTTGAAGGAAATGCAGGAGTTCCATAATGTTAAAAGAAGCTAAGAATTTAGGATTATTAGAGCCTAAAGAATTTAAATTAGAATTAACCGGCGGCGGCGAGCGTATTTATATTATCTCAAAGTTTCCGGCTATGGATGGATTAGAAATTGTCTCTAGCTTGCCTATGAATGCCATGGGAAGTTTTAAAGATTTTGATTGGTTGAAGTTTCAGCCAATTGTTGAAAAGGTGATGAGCTATGTGGCCGCTCAAAATCCAGATAGGGATTTAACAAGACTGGTTAACAAAGACTTGATTAACAATCACTTTCCACCTTGCTGGGAGGATATATTTAAAGTTCTAATTGCAATGACGGAGTACAATTGCAGTTTTTTTCAACGTGGGTTGTTCCTAACATTGCGGGAAAGAGTAACCCAGAATTTGCCGCAGTTGGCTACGAAAATATTCACCCTATTTTCGGAGCAATTATCAGCGCAGGAAAAGCAAACATCAAGGAATTAAAATACGAATGGACACTGCAAGAAGCGCTAACCACCTACTGGATTATTGCGGTTGACCGCGAAAATGAGCGCCGTTATTATAAATCTTTAGAAAAGAAAAGAGGTAAATAATGGCCGCAAATTTTCTTGATACATTTCTTATTATGTTCGATGCCGATACTTCACAGCTTAGAACTGGACTGAAGGATGTAGAAAAAGAAGTTAAAATTCTTGGAAAAACAGCCAGTAACGCAGACAAGCGTTTAAGTCGCATGTTGCGACGCTCTATTTCTATCCTATCTGTGGTTGCAGGATTAAAAGCCACTATAGATTTTTCCCAAGAACTCTACAAAGGCTCAGAAGCGCTAGGCGTCAACATTGAAAAGCTGGGCGCATGGTCTTCTGCCGTCATGAAAGCGGGCGGAGAATCTACCGATTTTCAGCAATCTTTATTAGAATTCGCTAAAAAATTTAATATCTCTGCTGATGAGGCCATCAACAAATTACCGGCTCTGGCTGATCAATTAAGTAAATTAAACCACATTGAAGCCTTAAAATTGGGTTCTGAATTAGGTTTAAACGAATCCACTATTACATTATTGCGTAAAGGACGAGAAGAAGTCGAAGCACTGATAAAAGCGCAGTATGAGCTAGGGGTTGTTACACGAGAAGATGCGGATATCATACATAAATTTACGCAGCAATTTGAGAGCACAGCGCATGTATTTAGAGTGTTTGGCACTCGCTCACTGGGCGATATTTTACCTTTATTTGACAAGTTCTTTGGGTACATACAGGAAGGTGTTGGAACTTTAAATAAATATCCAAATATAGTTGAGGGCATATCATTTGCATTTTTGGGTTTGGGCTTAGCTTTATTGGGTGTGGCTGCAAAAGCGGCTCTAGCGTTTTTGCCATTTACTACTGTTCTTTTGCCGATTGCGTTAATTGGCTCTCTTTTGATACTGGCCTATGATGATTTAAAAGTATTTGCGGAAGGTGGTGATTCATTAATAGGCGCATTAATAGATAAATTTGAATGGCTTAATGATATTATAGCTTTTACAGGTGATTTAATTGATAGAATCATATACGGTGCTCAACATTTAGCGCACAATCCATTATCATTGCTTCCAGATGAATATAATCCTTTTGATAAACCGGAGGCTACCTACGAGGCGTATTTGAATAAAAAATACGGCTTAAATGAATCTGCTTCTCTTTCTCCAAGAATTCAAAAAGATATGTACCAGGCTCGTGCTAATAGATTATATGATTTTGAAAATCCACAACTTCCTAGAAATAGAGAAGAAGCTTTAAGAGCATTTTCATTTGAAGGTCCTCCCACAGCATTGCAACAATTAAGAAACATAAATATACAACAAACTATAGGCGATATCACAGTCAACACGCAAGCAACTGATGCTCAAGGAACCGCTGATGCCGTTTCAAAAATGTTGAAATCACAAGAGCGGCAATTAGTAGATAACTTTTCAAGCGGGGTCATGTACTAATGACAATTGTCGCAACAATTCCAAGGCCACCAGCGCTTACCTCGTTCTTGCAAGATGTGGTTGGCGTGTATGATTCTGGGTTTATCCAGCTATTCCCGCAAGCAAGACCTATTCGCGCATTTGTGAAAGAAGAATCTAATCTGATGATTCAGCCGTTAGAAACGGGTGCAGAAATTATTAGCCACAGAATTATTATACCGACTGAAATAGATATGCCTGTTCAATTGCAGGTAAATGATTTCTTCAATACTTATCAGAAATTAAAGCAGATATGGAATGCTGGCGATTTAATAACAGTGCAAACAAAGGTAGACACCTATAGTAATCAAGTATTGTATTCAGTATCCCATGATGAAAACACAGATATGCAAAACACCATTACGATGTTTTTGAGATTCCGCATAGCTCAGTTTGCGCCAGTTCCACAATATGCTGTTACTCCTCAAAATCCATCATATGGTGATAGTGTTCCTCTTGGTCAGCAACAAGGCGTTCCTGTAGTACCATCCAGGAACCAATCCGGTCTGTATAATATATTTTTTTAGGGAACTTATGCCGCAAATTATACCTTTGCAAAATATTCCTAATCAAAAATTCTCAGTGCAACTTGATGAGAATTATTATAATTTTGATATTTATTCAACATCGGGCGCTATGAGTTTTGATTTATCAAGAAACGGCGTTGTTTTATTAACGGGATTTAGAATAGTATCAGGCAGCTTATGGCTAAGATATCCGTATTTAGAAGATTTTCAAGGTAATTTTTTCTTGCGCACACTCAATAATTCTATTGCCGATTATACGCAATTTGGAATCAGCCAAAATCTTATTTACCTATCAAATGCGGAGCTGATAGCTATAAGAGCGGCTGAGTTTGTGGTGATATAATGGCAATGTCATTACCTGCAAATACCGCCAATATTATAGTGAGCATTAATATCAATGGTATTGTAAAGCAATATCAAGCACCATTAGAGATAACCGCTCGCGGAACAAAGTTTGCAAATCAGAATCAAAATGAAGCAGAAATAACTATTACCAATGTGGACGCGAAAACGCAAGATTACCTATTGACGGAAACAAGCCCTTATAATTTAAACACAGCACCTAAAGTCCTAACGGTAGATGCTGGACTTTCTTACAATGGAATGCAACAAACATCTCGCATATTTTCAGGAAACATTGTAAGTGTAAACTTATCTCAACCGCCGGATGTTAAAATGACGATAAGATGCTTAACGGGAAACTATCAAAAAGGCCAAGTAGTAGCAATGGGCGCTCCTGAAACGATTAGCTTGTCTAAATTGGCCGGAGACATAGCGTCACAATTAGGATTGAATTTAAATTTTGATGCGGATGACAAACAGATTGCTAATTACAATTTCACCGGCAGCGCATTAAAACTAGTCAATACATTAGGCTTATTAAGCAATGTAGATGCTTTTATAGATGACGACAGCCTTGTGGTTAAACGCTCTAGTCTTCCATTGGCAGGGCCTACAAAATTAATTGACATGCAAAATGGTATGGTGGGAATTCCCCAGATTACAGAGCGCGGATTACAAGTTAAATTCTTGTTGGATAATCAAACAAAAGTAGGTTCGTTATTGCGCGTGAATTCGGTTATTTATCCCGCGCTAAATGGCGACTATATTATTTATAAATTGGTATTTGATTTAGCAACCCGTGCCGAGAATTTTTACTATATCGCTGACGCTAAGAGGCTAATATGAGTTATGCACCACCAAATATAGACCCCGCTAATTTAGATACGCTCACGGGCGCATTTAATGAAGTGCTAAAAAATATGATTCAAGATTGGGGCGGTATGCTGCCTGCCTCTGTCACTGGTTATAAAGCAGGGCCGCCTTCTCGCGTGGGCGTCCAGATTATGATACCTGTCGTTGATACAAATACGGGGCTTACCGTACGTGCGCAAGTAGCCAGTATCCCCGTGTTTCAGTATGGCGGAGGTGGATTTATTGTTAATTTCCCGCTCAATGTAGGTGATTTGGGCTGGGTCATAGCATGCGATAGGGATATCAATTTGTTTTTACAATATTACAATATGCAACCCCCGCCAACGGCTCGTATTAAAGACTGGTCAAGCGCCTTGTTTGTGCCGCACGTCATGAAAGGTTATTCTATATCAGATGATGACGCTGGCAATTTGGTGATACAATCGCTCAATGGCTCTGTGAAAGTGTCGCTAGGAGCGACTATAGCTACCGTGCAAGCACCTATAGTTAATGTTAATGGCACAAGCCGAGTTAATCTAGCGGGAACAAGTGGCGGTGCTGCTGTTGCTAGAATTGGCGATACTGTGAATTTAATGACCGGATTGATAGAAACCGGCTCATCAAAAGTATTTAGTAATTAATGGAATAATTATGGTACAAAGTTTTGCAACCACGACTCAAGCATTATATAGTGCTAATAACGAGCTAATCGCGGGCGTTAATGATTTATTCGTGGGTGATGATGGCAATATTGTGCTCGCTGGTATCACTGAATCCAATCCCGACCAGCTCAACGCCGTACTTTATGCCTGCGCAAACGCGGCTAAATCCGTTTTAGGAGAGATGGTTTTAAATACAAACAGAGGATTGCCAAACTTTCAAGTTATCTGGGTGGGCGCTCCTAACATAGGGATATGGGAGGCGGCATTAAGAAATATATTATCCGCCATTGATGGTGTATCAGATATTGCAGAAATCACCACGCAGCGCGGTTATAACACAAATGCTTACAACAACACGCAGGACTTATTAATTTACACGGTAACAATCGTTACCGAATTTGGAACAGGGACTTTCAATGGCGCTATATAACTATATAACAAGCACAGGGGTAATTATACCGGACACATCCACATTATTAAATGATGTGCAGACTGAATTTACAGACACGTTCGGAGATGATTTAAATTTAGACCCAGAAACACCGCAGGGTATTTTAATCACCGGAGAAACGTTAGCGCGTGCGGCTGTTGTTGACAACAATGCATTGCTGGCCAATCAGATAAATCCCAACTTATCCGTTGGCGTTTTTCTAGACGCTATTTGCGCATTAACCGGGTTGGCAAGAACTCCCGCCACATTTTCTACTGTCACTGCTAATTTAGCGGGTGTTCCAGGTACAGTAATTGACACTAATTCAATTGCCGCATTAGTTACTGGCGAGCAGTTTAGCCCCGTTTCATCGATTATACTAGACAGTGACGGAAATGGCTCTGGTACGTTCCAAGCTTTATTACCTGGCCCAATCACAGCACCCGCAGGCACATTAACAACAATCGTGTCCGGTGTGATCGGCTGGGAAACTGTCACAAACCCCTCCTCAGGAACGCTGGGCACAAATATACAATCAGACCAACAATTACAAAGATTGCGCGCATTGACGCTGGCATTGCAAGGTGTTTCATTAAATGAGGCGATAATATCGGGGCTTTATGCAAGTATTAATGCAAGCTGGGGAGGTGTTACGAGTTTGCAATACAGAGAAAATTACACGAGTGAAACACTAACGATTGATGGTGTTACGCTCGTTGCAAATTCTATTTATGTCGTCATTACTAATAGCAACGCTATTCTAGGTTATACATTAATTCAAGGAAATTTAACAGGAACAGCCGGAACAATTATACCTGCGGGCTCTGTAGTAGCTGATACCTCTAGTCAACAATATGCCTCATTATCAGCTATCACATTAGACTCAAACGGAAACGGAACAGGTATATTCCAATCAGTGAGTCCTGGCGTATTCTCAACAGCTATAGGTGATTTAACCACGATTGTAAGTACATTAACGGGATGGGAAGCTGTTGATAACACAACGCCATCCACTGTTTATAGTGTTGATTTTCTCAATCAAGTGGCTAAAATTTTATTGTCTAAAAAAAGTTTAGGTGCAAATTGGAACGGTGGGCCAGGTTCTCCGCCTTATGGTGCTTATACTGTGCAAGTCACAGACTCAACGAGTGGACAATTATATACCGTGACATTTGGAACACCGACATCGGTGCCTATTGTGGCTCGTGCCACTATTACGTTATCACCTACATTTGTAGGCGACCCCGTTTCTACCGTTCAGAATGCTATTTTAGATTATGTAAATTCAGATGATGGGTGGGGGGTTGGCGTTGATATTTCAGCATTTAATCTAGCATCCGCCGTTAATCAAATTCCAGGCATATTAATTAACAACATGCAAATATCATTAGCGGACGATATAGATTACAGCAATAACACGATAGACCTAGAATTGTGGCAGCAAGGAAAAATAACAGCGGGTGGTATACAGGTGTTATTAACATGATTCTAGATAATTTTTTTTACAAAATTAAATATAAAAATGGAATGGCATGCTTCTATTACACATGCAGAAACATTATTAGAATCATATCCATTACTAGAATAGAAGATATATTAAAAAAAAATGACAACTATACAACCGATTGATTATACCGTTAACATAGCGAAGGCACTCATTTGGCAATATAATGAAGCGTCGAACATAACGAATTTAATTAATTTAAAACAAGAATGGTATACAGAATATCAAACGCAATTCTGGCAAGATTGGTTTAATAATGTATTCTGGCTATGGAATCCTACGCCATTAGGTGAGCCTGGTGCATTTACAGAATTTGGCGCAGCCGTATGGTCAATTATCTTAGGCATTCCTTTACAGATTGGGCCAGAGCCGTTTCCAGATGATGCGCAAGTATTTAGCTTTGATGGTAGTGACTCATTTCCCAACTGGAACTTTGATAACGGAGGCTTTACAAATGGCGGAAGCTCGATACAACTAACGCTGCAAGACAAAGTTTTAATATTACAATTGCGTTACTTTCAGTTAATTACCAGAGGAGCAGTACCAGAAGTTAATGCTTTTCTGCAAAAAGCTTTTGAATTTTATGGTTATGATGGTGATGTGTTTGTTAGGGATGGTCTTAACATGACATGCCAATATATATTTACAACGCCTATTAGCGTTAACTTGCAGTATATACTAGAAAATTTTGATATATTACCTCGTCCGGCAGGGGTAGAATTATACATTGTTGTAGACCCATATGAATTATTTGGGTTTGATAGCTTGGGTAGCAATATGAACTTCGATAACGGTGCATTTATACAAGGATATTAATCATGGAAAATAATTTAGCGTTTGAACAACGGTTTGATGAATTTTTAAAAAAATTCGATGAACAAGGAAAAACTATTTTAAATCTTCAATCGCAATTGAAGAAGCAGGACAATACTATCCGTTTGTTGATGCAACCAAAGCAACCGACTCCTAAGCAATTAGCATTAATGGCTCAGATAAAGAAAGAGCAAGAATTAATCAAAAGAAAAGACCCAAAGGATTTTATTAAAAAATTCTTGAAGCCAGGCTCTTTGAAAACCCAGAAACATGTCTTGCAAGAAGATGGTAGCGTTAAAGTAGAAATGTCGGTGGCTATGTTGACGGCTACGCATTATTATCTATATCCCTGGGCCGTAGAAGGTGATGTAACTACTGTTCCCAATGAAATAGAAACTAGCGTAAATTATCCTCAGGGGTGGACAAGTCCTTACTCGTTGCCTTATCCAAGCAATCCTGATGCATTAGCGGTAACCCGCACAGCATGGAATCAGGCCATGCTGGATGCTACGTTGAATATTCAAGAGTACCAACAATGGGGAAATCCTAACTTTATTAGCACTTCGGATAATGGTGGAAGCCCTTACTCTTATTCCATGTATGCATCAACTTTGCTGGATGATGGCGTGAACGGGCCTCGCGTATTCCGCTCAATGACAAATACAAACACAACAATTCCATCCGTATCGGGCACATTGTCAAATGACTGGTTCCTAGATGATTTCTCAAGTCAAAACATTTCTATTCCTGCTGTGACATTTGCGGGAGGCGTTGCTAATGGGGACGTGGTTTATTTCACAGGAACAAACTATGCAAAAGCATTAGCTAATGGAACTGGCGCTCAAAATGCTATAGGTATTGCAGATGTTAACAATAAGCGCGTTATTTCATTTGGTAAGTGCGCATTATTGACAGCATTATCTCCTGGCGCTGAGTACTTTTTATCTACAGTGACAGCAGGCGCATTAACCGCTGTTCAGCCTTCATTTAACGCGGTGAGTATTGGTACAGGGTGCACAACTACGGAGCTGTTAATAAATATTGAGTCTATACCTACTGGCGCATGGACACCGATGTTTATTCAAGGGGCTTTTGTTTCTCCTGGTACCGCTCCTGCTACACAGTTTAATATATCAACAGGAAAAATGCGTGATTTATCTAATGCAGCAAACTGCTCATTAAATGTAGCTATTACAAATGCGACAATCGCATCTAATACAGCAAGCGGCGGCTCTGTTCCTGCTGCACTATTTCCAATCACAACAGCTAATGCGGGCGCAGCTTTACATATTTTTCTAGCTTTTAAGGCGGATGGTGTTACAGCATATGCAGCAGTAGATAATCAATTAGATGGCAGCACAATTTTAGCAGACGCTACTTTATCAGCTGCTGGCTATATCTATGTACGACGCATTGACTCCACGTATTGTCCTGCTAATGGAACAATTAGGCCCATTGCTCGTGCAGTCGGCGGCATTGTTAGATATCAAGATGCCATCTCTTCATATTTTGCAAACTATACGCCCTCTACTACACCAGCAATTATTAATCTACCAATGCCAGATTTAAGCAACGTCGCTGCGTTGGCATTTGTTGAAATTGGGCCAAATACAGGAACGAACAATACTTGCTATACTTCTCTATATGGATTAAGTGCCGCTAGCCCAGTCCCTAATATTAATTACTTTGACGCCAATGCGTATGGTAATTCAGGTAACATTTGGGCAAATGGCACAGTATCAAATCCTATTGTTACTGCCGGCCAATGTTATATAGTAAGTAGTGGATCGAATATAACAGCAGTAAATATTACAATAAATGTAAACGGATGGATTGACGATAGGAGTTTATTCTAAAAAGATACCCGCGTTAATAATTTAACGCGGGAATGTAGATTATTCTGCAAGAACAGATTCTATAAATTTGAAATCCCAGTTAGCGCGAGCTATTGTATGGTCTTTAAATCCTGATAAGTGCACAGGGTCAATTATAGAATTACAATCTGGTGAAAATCGCTCAGCTAATTTAGAAACTAAAAAATCTCTCTCAGTAATAAGATTTAAATTTTCGGCTACCAATGATCGTTCTTTTAAATAAGAATCAACAATTATATGTAAGCCATCAGTAGCTAATTTTACTTTCTCTTCATCAGAATAGTTTACACAACTTTCAGAGCTATCCATAAAAGTGTAACGTTGCACCATGTGGTCTAAATAAAATTGATAAATTGGCGAACTTGAGTCAAATTCATTAGCATTAACAGCCCCCGCTAAACCTAATAAAACAGCCCCTAACATTAAAGTTTTCTTAAACATACTACGATACTCCTTGGTTAATTAACTTGTAAGCGATTGCCTACAGCTCTTGTAGGAGAATAGCCTATATACGTATATAAATCAATAAAGATTTAGAAAATTTGCTTAATTATTTCAGAAATGTGCGGCCATGCTTCATGCGGAACTTGCGTGATTAAAATTGCTGTTCCAAAAAAATAGAATCCAAAATGTTTTTTTATTTCTTCAAAGAAAGTGAGGTTTTTTTTTGATTCAGTTATAATTGATTCAACGGCGACCGTCAATTTTGTGACGTTGTCCGTGAGTGTTGTGACATTTTCAGTGAGTTTAGACACTGCCGCATCAACCCTATCAACATTCCGTTGAACTAATTCTATTGGCTCCATGCCTATTGTATCCTAAAAAAAGAGGGGCACAAAGCCCCAGAGGATTAATAACAATGGCGTGGATTTTAGCACAAATTATGAGCAATTTATATAGTAAATATCATTTTTTAATATTGAAAACATCTACTTAACGCTAGTAGTTAAACTGATGTTTATACTTGACTATTTAAGCATGGTTCTCTATAAAACTAATATATTTATTGATTAATATATAAATATATACTACAATATTTCGATAAGGAGACCCGCATGAAGAAGAAAAAAACACTTTTGCTTAGCGTAGAAGAGGAATTGATTAAAAAGTTGCGCAAAGAAGCGGAAGCGAAAACCACCGGTATGTACCCACCTTTAACGGCCAATCGTGTAGCTGTTATGATTCTTGAGAAACACTACCAAAATAGCCATTATTAATCATCAAAATATTGGCAAATTTCAATGTAATATTTATATTTACCACTTTTATAAAGATTACAATTTTTTACATAATTCTTAGCTAGTTCTTCGCTTTTTAAAACAATATTTGGCACCATAATTGTGCAATGTTCACCTTTTAAATTAACTGCTCCCGGGCCTCTACACATAACGACATACACATTTTTAGGCTCATTCATTATCAATACCCTTTATTTCTATAATTCCTGTAGAAATATAAGGGCTGCCACTAAGAAAACCACGCAAATCATTTAATAAATCAAATATTTTATCTCCCTCTTCTTTCTTTGTCGGCAGCATATATTTGAGTGCGGCCTTATCTAAAACTCTTTTTAAAGCATTGGCGTGCTCTATTGGCATAGTTATTTGAATTTTATTCATCTTTATACCGTGATAAAATAACATTCTTAGCAGAAAATCCTTTATCAGTTTTTTCCAATTCAAATTCAACTACATCACCCGGTTGTAATTCTTTGTACCCTTCCTGTTTTATTGCAGAAAAATGAACAAAAATATCACCTTCTACTTGTGGAGATTTAATAAATCCATACCCTTTAAGGTTATTAAAATTTTTTACAATACCTTCCATCTTATTTTCCTTCTTAATAAGCGCCCCGCCACGCAAAATAATGCGAGTGCTAATATAACGTGCGTTGTTAATATTAACATTATTTCATGTTTAGGGGCATAGTTTATTCCTCTGCATATAGCTCTAGCAAAGGTTTTAGTTTTTCCAATAAATTATTTCTACTAAGAAAAACATCGCCTTTATCAAAAATAGCTCCAACATCGGTAAGACCATAAACAACATTGGAATATAAAAATTTTTTAAACCCCCTAAGCTCATCTGGCATTTTAGGTTTTGGGGCGGGTTTTATTATTTTCCAGCATTCTTTACCATAAATAGTTGACATATCATCATCTGCTTTAAACATCTCCCAAAGCATATTTATATCGTGTGGAAATTTGCGGGTTCCTAATCCCTCAACAATTCCCCCATCCAAAACCACCCTAAGCGCCTCTGGGTAGGTTAGGAGTTTTTGTTGTGGTTCTGGAAATGACGGAACTTCTATAGGCCCAATAAATTTATAAGCATATATATTCGTATTATTGTATACAAAACTTCCACTCATAAATCTACAAATTACTGGCCCCAATTTCTTTTTGATAGCTCTTCCGTCAATACACCAGTAATATGCGCCCTCTAAAAATTGCGCGGCATACTCACTAACCAATTTCCACTCCAATTCCACTGTTTGCGTTGGTTTCATTTCTCTTGCTCCTGTTTCCATTTTAAATAAGCTATCCAATTGTCAATCATTTCTATTTAACTCCATAATTAAACTGCATTTTTAGATACCGATAAATAACTATCAACCATTTGAGAAATACGCATCAAATAAAGCATATCGCATTTTTCCATTTTACAGATAATTTCATTAATTTTCTGAACTTTATTGTTAGCAGAAACATCTCTATCTGTTTCCACTTTATCATTACCCATTTTTTTTGGTAAAGGTGCGATATGTTGAGAATTAAAGTACACTGTTATTTTTCCTTTTTCATTTTAAATTTTCTATAAAAATACTTGTGTTTTCATGCGCTATTCTAAATTAGTAAAATTTATATTGCAACATTGACAAATGAAGCAATTTTCTGCCACTAAAATCACATTAAATTTCAAATTATCTTTATTATTTTTCATCAAAAATCCGTTTGGCTTCATTTATACAATCAATGCAGTAACCAATTTTAACTGGATTATTATTTATTCCTGTGTTTATAGATAAAAGAGCGGAACCCCCACTACAATAGTTCTGATACCAATTCATCATCATCACTGATTTTGAAGGTTTTTTACATTCTATGCAGATTTGCTGCATTGATTCATCTAGTGTATTAATTGTTACTTTTATCATCTAACACCTTTTTAGCTTTATTTATACAGTGTTTGCAAATTAGATAACCATTGACTTGTGACACAAAATTTATTATTGGCAAACCTATTAACGACTGATTACCTTTTCCACAACAACTACATTCAAGATATTTATATCTAATGTCATTATTATTAATTAGATTCACTCTCAATTTCCTTTATTAACTCCAGTGCGTTTTCTAGGCAGGATCGGCATAAATAAACTCTTTTGTGTTTTTGATATTCAATTAAAATAGTCTTACTAACCTCTTTATTACAAGTAAAGCAATGTTGCATTGTATATCTATATGTAATTAATTGAATCATGCGCATCCTTAATTAAAGCGCCCCATCATCAACCACGATTAACTCAGAGCCTAGAGGCGGCTAGCTGCTGGAATCGAACCAGCTATGCAGTATTTCAGAGTACCGTGCATTACCATTTTGCTAAGCTAGCGTGAAAATTTAAAATCCTTGCAGCAAACATCAAGAACTTTTTTAAACATAAAAACTTTTAATTAAAGCTCACCTCACAGCACTGACTTAACCTCGCGGCTAAATAGAATATCCCTACCACTGTGGGTACTCTTTGCTATGCTGCTTGGGGCATAAAATTATTTTTCCACTTCTGGCTATCTGATAATAAGGGGAGCAGTGCGGGGTTCCACCGCTGTGTAGGGGATTCGTTATTACCCTTTAAGACTTTCCGTCTTCGGCTGCTCCGTTGTGTTCTTGTTCGTGTCTAAAAATCATATCATCATTGCCAAAATTAGCTTGTTTATGCTCTACCCAATCTTTTGCTTCTTGCTCTGTATCAAAATAGACATGGTCAATTGTCACCCACTCTGAGCAATAATCATGATGCTGAATTTGTTCGCAAATTGCTACCCATCTCATCCTAAACAACCTCCAATCTATTTAAATAAGTGAACCAATGGAGGAATTGCACCTCCTGTGTTATGGTTAGGATTGAACCAACAATACCCCTTGCGATCGCGGTTGACCAATTAAGCGTACATAACTTCTATATCCATCGCCTTGCGAGCTTTGGCCTTTTAGCTCTTCACTGTCAGAGCGGATTGGTTCGTTAATTATTCAGCCTCAATACAATAATGCTCTTCAACTTTATAAATATTTATTATTTCAAAATAATTTGCACCCTTTCCGTATAGAGTAGCTTTTATTTCAATTTCTTTATCCTCATCAAACTTACTCAGAATTTCACGCATCTCACCTACTGTAATTTTCTATTCTCCCCACAACATTTGCAAACAATCATAGGTACGGTGCCTATATGCCTAAAATCATGCCTAAAATCATGCCCAAAATACCTGCAAACTAATTTTCTGAAAAATTTAAATTTCATATATTACCCCAAATCTGCACATGCTTATCTGGCATCCCTTCGTTTATAGTTTCATCGTCATATTTTAATCTCTGCTTAGCAGAATCAACAATACAAAAACCAGCCTCAATAAATGAATAGTAATCATCTGATAAATCAATAGCCGGACTATAAACCTCTAAGTCCGGGTCTAGTTTTTCAAAACATTTAATCCAATCTTTAACTTTCATCCTTCACCTCTATGGTGTATTCTTTTATATTTTTTAAAATCTCAGCCGCTTTATATAGTCCATTTTCTTTACCGTTAAAATATATTTTGTAAATATCTTCTTCTTGCATATTTCCCTCGCGTATACAACGTTCTTCAGCATTAAATATCTTTGCTAACGCCTCCTGCTTGTCGATAAATGTTTTAGTCATTTTATAACTTTCCTATATCTTCCCTTTGATATAAGTTTTACATAATTTTTCCTTCTTAAGTTGTAAAGCGTAGAAGTAATCCATTCTCTAGTTGCGTTAACTCTATGTTTCCTAAATAATCCGACTATTATTTCATCCACAGATAACTCATTTTTTATGTCAAAAAGCTCTAGCATTTGAATGGCTTTTGAATGAGCTTTAATTAGGCGAAGATTATTTATCACTTCTTTCGATAAATCATCCCTATTCTCTAATGAGAATATATCTTTCATAATCACCTCTCAAAAAATACTTTAGTCATTAGGCATCTCTATTTCCAGCCAATGCGTTATATCATCATAAAATATACTTCTTTGCATAGTGGTTAAATAATATCTTCTACCATCATCACAAACTATAAGCTTACCCAAATGAATTTGATGACCGTCAGTAAAGAAAAACTTATCTGGTGTCTTCTTATACATCCGCGCCTGAATATGCACCGATGCCTCTGGTAGTCTATCTGAACATTTAATCCACTTCACTATAATCACTCCTCAAAAAAGCATGGGATTAGTTCTTGTACTTTAAGATAACAAAAATTTATTTTTTCTTCTTTAACTCTTCGTTCAAATTCAGATTTATCATATATTCCATCATCTATCCATTTTTTTACATCTTTTTTTGCTTTAGCTGAGCATAAATCAAATTCATCCTTATATTCTTCCTGAACAATATAAATGATATAGTCAATATGGTACGGCTTAAGCAAACTCCAAAAATCTTTACCCTGCAAAATAAAAGTGGCTATGGCTTGTTTTAATTTCTTCATGGATCCTTCCCGCAATTATCGCATCGTGTTTTAATTTTCTGCATAAAAATCCGGCCATGCTCATCTGAATTAAACTCTCGACTAATTACGCGAGGATAGTGAAAAAAGCATTTGTTTTTGTACCAATTAGTTATGGCTAGTTTAAGTTTTTTCATTTTCTTATCCTAAATAGTCTTTATCAATAATTTTTTTAGCATCTTATAAACTACCCTTTACTATCCATAAATTAAGCGCGTCACAAGAAAGAATATGCCATTCATTTTGTTTTTTAGAAATTAAATAACCTTTATATTCTATGACCTGTTTAAGTTTTTTCATCTTCGCTTAACCATTTTCTTGGCTCAACCATTTTCCCAGTACGATAATTGTAAATGCGATCTGGATAGTCTTTACAAAGCTGAATTAGCTTTCTCTTGAATTCCAGAGCCTCTTTCCTGTCTGTAAAAGATTTAACAAGCCTTTCGTTATCTAAAATATTATAAATATAACTACAATCCTGTATCGACCACCAACGATCCATTCTTATTTTTCTTACCATTTCATCCTCACAGAAGGTAAAAAACTCGCCTTATCTTCGCCCTTGTGCTCGTCACGAGCCTTTTTAAGAAATTCATATTTATCTTTGGGCACTTTCCAACATTTAAGCTTATCATCCCATTCACCGCCATGTTGCTTGACGATATCTTTAATTGGGTAAGTATTTCCTGATAAAATTTTGTAGTTATATTTCATTATTTAATCCTTATAACTTCTTTATTATGTAGCTCTTCTTGATATGAGCCATCAGTTTTATATTTAGCACTTAAAACATCACAGGCAATCAACAAATCAACAACTTTGCAAAACATATAAAAATCATCATAAACCCTACAACATAATCCCCTTTCTGTTTTGTAAATAAATGCTACTTTACCCTTTTTGCATGGAGAAAAAAGCTGTCCTCGATAACCAAAAACAACTTCTGGCATCTGTGCAATAAAATGTTCTATATAATTGTTTGACATAAACTATCTTAAAACTCTAGAGGCTCTTTGTCTGCTTTGTCCAAATCTTCCTGAGTCAGATTATTGTTTTTATTTAAAGCTTTTTCTTGCATAGCTTTGACTTTATCAATAGAGGATAACACTACAGGCTCATCAACTATAGGGTTTATAGTTTCTTCTTCAACAGGTTCCATAATTATATCAATTCTATCGCCAATTACATCGCCGTTTATTTCTTTCTCTTCAATAATATCATCTTTACTAATGGCCCATCTAACATCATCATTAAGTGGAATAATTTTACAAGCTTTCTTTATCACTGTTTTTGCACACATTTCTTCGTACCAAGTAATCCAAGGAGAATATTTTCTCTTGTCTTCTTCTTTTATTTTTTCAAGAGATTGATCACGCCTTTTGTTGATTTCTTGTATTGTCATACGTTCAAAAAATATATTTCCCGTAGTATCATCTTTGACTTTAACGTACCACAATAAAGGCTCGCCTCTCTCGTTATCTAAATCTAGTTCATGGGTAATTTTATTATTAGCCATATCTATTTTGTATTTATCCCCCCTGCAAATGCACTGTGGGGAATAAATTGTATAACCAGAGCGTTTTGCTAATACAATTAATCCTTTATAGCCTATTTGGAATTGAGCTTCTAAGGTTCTATTTTTAGAATTCCAATACGGCACAATCCATGCCTGACCATGTAATTTTCCTACATATAAACCAAGCTCAGCAGCGGACTGAATAGAATAGAGCAAAGAATTTATATCACATTCCTGTAATTGTTTGCTGCTTTCCCATTCGTGAAATGCAGAGGCCATATATTTAGTAGCGTCTTTTATTGCACTATTAATGCCCTTTATTCTTTTAGAAAAAGAAAAAAATTTTTGCTTTACTATATCTCTTACTGATAGTTTTTTTTGCTCAGTCATGTAAATTCCTCTCCTCTAAAATATTTTTAATATCATTAACAAGAATCTCAATGCCTTCTATAAAATTATGTATTTCTATATTCTCATCATTATCAATCTCTTTTATGCAGCTATCAACTATTTTGTATATCTCTATAAGATATCTTCGGGCTTTCTTCATATCTCTAACCGATAATAGAGAAATAAGCCTATCCACAGACTCTTTACATTTAGAATATTTATCATGTTCAAATTTATCTAATGCCGATTGCATTAGAAAAATCATAAATAGAGCCATTATTTGATTTAAATCTACGCCAACAGAAATAGATTCTACTGTTTGCAATGGGAACTCCATGGCTAATAGTTCTGTTTTTAGATCTGGGTTGTTGTGAAATGCTATTGTTTTCATTTTTTTCAGTCCTTTTTTATTAAAATTCCAGCGCGCCAATCTTTCCCATTAGGCTTAATCAATGTCCATTTTCCTGATATTTTTCTTTCGATATGACAATGAATACTAGCTCCCATTACCTAATCCTCAAAACTTGTGAGTAACTTTCTTTTAAACAAGATTCATAAATCTGCGGATGCTCTTTTTTAAGCTTCTCTATATCAACACGTTTAGCAAATTGACTAGTAAATGTGCCAATTTTCTCATTATCCCAGTTAACAATTTGACCATATCCACCAAGACTTAAAACAATCTTCTCTCTAAGTTCTTCTTTTTGCTCATTGAGACTTTTGATAGCTTCCGTTAAATATTTATACTGCTGCATAGCGGTCAAAATTTGATGCTTATCTACATCTAGTTTAATAGTCCCAATGCTTTTATAAACGTGCGATATGTCAGTGGCGCGAATAGCTGGGGGCATTTCATTTTTAATAACATATTCATTCCAGAACATCGGCAATCCTTCTGACATTTCTTCTTCAATAACTTCATTTCTAGTATATGCAAACTCTTCAATCGTTCCCGTATTTTTGAAATATACTAAAATGATTGCTTTTTCAATTCCGCCAAGCCAACAATAAAACGCAACTTGGTATAAATAATCTATAGGAATTTGGTCTGTTCCAGGCTCTCCCCATTCTTCGTTTTTAGCATGCGCTGTTTTTATTTCAAGAATAAAATGAGTATCAAGTCGTATTATTCTATCGGGATGCCCTATAAAAAAATCAATTTGATGGCTTTTCAGTTCTTGATTACTAATACAAGACAAAAGAGATATTTTATTATTAATACAGTAGTCTTCTGCAATAACATCCTCCAAAATGTTTCCGATATTTTTTGCTAGTCTGTTTTTATCTTCTGGAAATCGTCTATAATCCGTAGTTTTTTCTAAAAATACATCTATAGGAGTTTTCCATTTACTATAACCCAGAATAGCCGCAACGTCAGAACCGCCTATGTAGTTTTTTCTTTCTTTTAATTGCTGCTCTGTTAGCATTCCTCTATCCTCATTATTTTGATAGTTTTTTCTTTATTTTCTGCTTGATTTTCGGTATTATTTTCATAATATTTTTTTCCCCTAGATGGCAAGCCCCATGTTGGGCCTCTCACTATGCTAGATAACATGTTTTTTAATTCGTAATGATCGCAAACGGCAAACAATTCAAAAGCTTCTTCTTCGCTCAGTGTTATTTGTATTTTACTCATATCTGAATTATACCTATATTATATAATAAGTCAATACTTTTTAATAATTGTCTATAAAATGCCTAACCATATCTGACGAATTCAAGCCAAGTGATTTTTTTATTTTATCAAATTTTTTAACGTGAACGGCGCCTAAATCCACAATAAGCATCCTGCCTCCCTCTTTTTTTAACTTCCTTCTAACTATCTTCTTTTTTGTAACATTATCCATGCTTAATAACCCTCATTAATTAATTTTGCTTCAAATGCACGCTCAGACCTGTGTACATTTCTATACTCGTCATAATCATTAGTATCATTTTCCTGTGAAAAATCCTCATCAAATTCAAAATTTAACACCTCTGGCATAATAACATTGTTTCCGAAATATTTCTGCGCCATTGTTTTTTTTTGCATATTATTTCCGCTTTTTTGATTTGTAGATTTCATCATCCGGATTTTTAATTGGAGATAAATCAATAATAAGCACATTATCATTACCAATATTATATTCAAACACACTTTTTTCTTTCATTATTCTTATGTTTAAAGCTCTCAAAATTGGTGTAATATTAAATGAAACACCGCTTTTTTCTTTACATAATTTTCTTGACTGGCTATCGATATAATGGGGGATTAACTTAATTCCCACTAGGCACTTTTTATCATCAATAAAAAGTTCGGCCGCTTCTGGATTTACAGCCTTTATTTTATTGATGATAGCGTTTGATATAAATAATCCTCTATTAACTCGAAGAGTTATATTCCCCCTTGACGCAGATCCAAAATCTATAAATTTTCTTAACATGTAATCTCCTTAATTTATATAACTTTTACTATCAAAAGCGATTAAAAATACACACATAATTATTATCATAGCCACTAATAATAAACCACCACCTAAAAATTCACCAATCAGTTTCAACATTTCCATATACCAGCCTCCGTTATTAATAGGAGGCGATACTGATAACTTCAACTGCTAACTAAAACTACTATCAGTACTACATCGCCATTGTTTTAAATCATCAAGCCTTTTATTATACTATTTTCTCGCATCCTTTCAGTCAAATAAGCTTCGCACTTTGGCTTGTTATGCACCAAAGCTTTGCATATTGCAAGCGTAATAAGATTTTCGTTCATTTCTCCAGCGTTATAAAAATTTTCTATTTTATTAACATCATCATTTTGAACAGCCTGCATTACTAATTTTTTAGTAACCATTCTATTTCTCCTATCAAAGCTCCAAAAATTCGCGCAAATATTTATCTTGGTTTATCACTTCACTTTTAAATATTTCCCTTTCCTCTTTTGTCATAGTAATGTACTTATAAAATTTACATGCTGTTTTGTGCGACATGTGCTTGCCTCGCCTTTCAATGTGGTAGATATAATTAGGATTTACATTTAAAACATGCGCAATATCTGCTTGCGAATATTGATATTTACGTCTGTATTCTTTTATAAAATCTTTTAGCATTTTAATTTTCCAGCTTATCTATATTTCTAAAAATTGGTATCGGTGCAAAATCTGGTTTATCCGAATGCTCATTTATGATAATGTCTAGCTCATCAATCAGTTCTTGAAGCTGTTTAGCGTCAACTTTATTTTCAATATCAAAAAATTTATCTGCGCTGGATTTAACTCTTGCCAACTCAAAACTATACAGTGTCATGATTTACCTCGAATTTAATTTATTAATAAGTTCAACAACGTTTGTAACGCCTAATTTTTTCATTATCCTAGTTCTACGATTCTCTATAGAAGACAAGCTTAATTTTAATTCAGCTGCTATTTTTTTATTAGTAAGCCCTAGACAAATATAATCAAGCACAATTTTTTCTTTTTTAGTCAGAGAATATATTAATTCCTTAGCTTCATTAGATTCATTAGATTCACAATCTGTTTTGTTAACAGAAAAACTAATCTGCCTAATTTCAGTGCATATAAATGCAGTTCGGTCACTAAAATTTATTACTATATTGTCTATTGTTGCCATAATATTCCTCTTAAAATGCCCCGCAAACTGCGCGGGGATAACGGGCTTGGGAGAGCGTTATTTTTTAACAATTATTTTTTCCATACTACACCACTACAACCCCAAAATAGTTTATCTGAATTTGTGATTTTAGCAGCCTCATCGATAATAGTTTGCTCAGATTCTGGACTGTCCCACTCAGCTAATAAACACTCCTCTTCAATCTCAGTTTGTTGATTTATTTTATTTTTCAGCAACAATTTGTGAATTGCCGCAAATATTTCCCAGCTGGTTTCTGTTGTATCTGATAGTTTTTTAAAATTTTGATTGTTCATTTTATTTTCCTTTTCTCAATAGTTTATTTTTAAAATTTAATTGTTTTCCTTCCAAAATCCTTTGTCGCTAATAAATCACCTGCCCAATTATATATTTCGGCTCTAAAATTTTTAGGATCACCCCACCACTCAGTTAAATATTTTATAATTGCATATTTGTAATTAGCTGAGTAGCTGCTGCTAGCGCCCTGACGATTACAAATTTATTTCCTTTTTCTGCTTATTCAGCAGTTTACTTAAATATATTACTAACATTTTCTAAGCTGCTTATTCAGCAGTGTATTAAGCATATTTATAATAATCGTACAAGTATTCTTCCTCCTTTTTTAGTTTTTTATTTATATCAAAATTTTCAAGCTCATTTTCTAATCTATCTAATTTCAAAATTAAAGAATCCAATTTTTCTTCAACTTCAATTAAATTTTGTTTGTCTTTATCTGAGTAGTTAGAGCGTATGTAATTAGCGTGCGCTGCGCCCCACTCTTCTTTTCTACATAAAACTATTTCGCTAGACAGTTCTTCTATTCTTTCTACCAAATTTTGTTTTTCACTCTTGAGCATATCAAGATATTTTTTAATTTCTATTTTTACTTTTTTTTGTATTTTTAGTTGCTTGTTCATTTTTATTTCTCCAAAATTTTTGTTATTAACTACTGTGATCACAGTATAGCACATTGATATAAATAGTCAATATATTTTATGCAAATAAATTACTATAGATATTAGCCAATCAACTAATAAAATCAGCATAATAATAGCTTTTATCTCACACAATTTTCAGCAAAATCGCATAGTAAATAAATCAAATCTCGCCTTGTTTTGAGATGTTTTTAAGCGCAAGCTACGACTCCTTGCTTTTTCAGTTCATGAGTCAACTAATTAATATGCTATTTGTAATTCTTATAACTATAAAAAATTATTGTTGTCATGATTTAAGTGATAAACCATTCGTAATTGTGGATATCCTGTGGATAAGTTGTGTATAACATGTTATTAGCTGGATTAAACTTTTTGGCAACTAAAAACTGCGCTAACGATTAGCCCCCGCATTTTTTTTGAAAATTATTATTGACTATCTATATATTATAGTATATAGTCCACGAGGCTCTAGTAGTTTAAAAAACTGATTCTTGATAAAGTTTAGGAGAATTGCAATGCAGAAAGAAAAAATAGGATTAGAAAAAACTAAACTTGAATTAGTTAGAATAATTTCAGGCGGAAACCCTGGCGCACTTAATGTAATAACTCAACTATTGCAATTAGATGAGGGTATGTTTTATTTACTGGATCTTGATGACATGAACATTAGAGGCGAGAAAATATGGTTGGCTTATAATGATTTCTGCAAGCGTAATTTAGATAAATTGATTTCATGCTTAAACCCCCGTTCCAAAGAAATGGTTGATTATATAAATCAAGAATTAAGTCGGTATTCCGATTATAGGGATTTTGCTGTTATAAATGGCAACAAAACATTACTTGATTACCGCAGCTGAGAAAAGAAATATTTTAAGAATTTTAAAAAATCATAATAAATATTTTTTAAATTGCACCAGAGCTTAATATTCACATAAAGAAATTGTTAAAATGATTACTTTAATTGATGAGTTACCATTATTAGATTTATGGGGATGGAAAAATAAATGAGAAAATTCAGAATAACATTAAACGAAGAGCAATTAACCGCATTAATAACAATCCACGGCTATTTAGTTAATAAATTCCAACAAAATGAAGATTTTGAAATTATAGCGGAAGGGCTTTTGGGGAAAAACGCATGTCAGAATTTATCAGTTCTAAACGTATTTATGTGCCAAGCTGCAGAAATGGGTATTAAAAATAAACGCATAGATTTAGATGGATTATCTGTGGTAAATGAGGCTTTAAAGTTGAAAATTTTTTTAAAAGAAAAAGGTCAAATATTTCCGTTGCTCGAGGAAATTAAATGATGCAAATGACATCAGTGGATTTGCATAATTTAAAGCTTGCTTTTAAAGAAGCTTGCAGAGCTAGGGCTGCTATTCTTAATGTAATAAACAATTACTATCACAAAGAACATGGCTGCAATTGGGATTTTACCAAAGAATTTTGCGAAGCATCCTTAGAATGCGACATTAAGCAGGAGTTAGATATAAAATATGATTAAAATGATGAAAAAAGCGATAATCATAGACCTAGATGGCACGCTCTATAACTGTGAGGCGCGCAGAGCTAAATATCTCTCTGGGGATAAAAAGAACTTTGATTTGTTTAATGCGGAACATGTGAACGACAGACCTAACGAATGGTGCGCCGAATTAATTAATTGTATACAGGCAGCTCAATGTGAGAGTAGATGTGATGCTAAGATAATTTATGTTTCAGGCCGTGATAATTCCCATTATGAGTCAACCGCTAACTGGATTACAGATAATACTACTTATCATTGGGACGAACCTTGGATTTTAATGAGAAAACCGGGTGATTATAGGTCGGACGTAGAAATAAAACAAGAAATATACGACATGCACATTAAGGACAAATACGATGTTCTCTTTGCAGTAGACGACCGTCAGTGCATCGTGGATATGTGGCGTAGGAATGGGATAGTTTGCTTGCAATGTGCGCCTGGGGATTTTTAAATGAGCATTGATATATTTCCTACTTTATTTAGATTTGGACATAAATTTATTTTTAAACCTAACCTTGCCAGAGAAGAACCAAAAGAGTTTAATTGTTTTCAATTGTCAAAATATTTTGAGGAAAATTATGCCGTTACTGCCCCGGAGATTTCTGCTCTTGAATATCGGATAGATGAAAATATCCAAAAAATGATTTATTTAGTATATGTTAATGATATGTTTGCGGGTTGGTTGATTCCTGAAGGAGAATCGCGGGATTTTTCGAGTTATAGAAAAGGTTAAAAATGTCAACAATCAGAGACCTATACAATCAAGGAATCAGAAAGATGCGCCGAATAGGTGAGCCTAACGGACGTTATATCTGGTGCCCACAACAAGCCTATTTTCCAGATAAAGGCGGAAACATGAATATATTTTATTGTAATTTACATGCGCCAGATGGTCATGTTATGAATTATGGTTTTAAGGTTGATATAGATAAAGAGGGGTATTGTGCTTATGATTGAATTTACCATGCTTGCTATTGTTATAATTATTCTTTTTTTTATTCAATGGAGGATTAATGAATTAACTATTAAAGAAGTTGAAAAATTAGTTGAAGTTCAAGAATTACACTTTGAACAGACTAAACAGTTAGTTGCCCGGGTTGAGAAATTAGAAGGAAAATAGAATGGTAGTCTTATATGGATTTTTGTTTATAGTGCATTTATTTGTGGCCTTATGGTCTGGGTTTTATACATTTACTATACCATTATGTGCATTTTTTTCTAGTAGTTTCAGAAAATCTAGTATGCACAAAGGTGCATGTATTTTTTTTACAACTTGGTTAATTCACTCGATAATTTTTTGTTTTTGTGTATTTTGGGCTTTGCCAAATTTATGGGAGTTAATTTAGATGGAAATTGTATTATCATTAGTATTGATAGTTAGTCTTATATGTATAGTTTTTTACATATATTCCTTCTCTTCTACAACTAACGCATTATCTACAGAGATGAAACGGCTTATTAGGGCTAGAGAAAATTGGGTTTGCGAATGCGGAAGTAGAGAATATGAAATTGAAATATGGCATACCTACCTGCCCACGTATAATTATAAATGCTCAAGTTGTAAGGAATCAAGCGAAGGAAAATTGTTATGACTCAAGATAAATTAATACGTCAGATATGTCGGTTTTATTTGGATGGGAAGTTGAGATGGGATATGTTGGATTGTATAGACCAGCAAGTGAAAATCGGAAAGATAATGAAAGATTGCATAAATTGAAACTTGCTGGAATTGTAAAATGAAAACAACTAACTACAAAATAATAAACTCAGATAGGCTAAAAGGCATTGAATCATCAGTTTTAAAATTGCTTAATGAAGGCTGGCAGCCGCATGGCGTTATCGGCAGGACTGAGGATGGTTTGTTTTATCAGGCCATGATATTACAGGAGTACGATAACGATGTGCCGATAGACACCGATTGGTTAGATGCTATTTGGCAGGATATTAAAACTCTAGAAAAAAGAATGAACGATATTGATAATAAGGAATAGAAAATGTTATTTGATGAGATAATTAAATCATTGAGAGATAGTCCTGAGAATTGGTTCATATATGATGATGAAAATCCGCTTACGCTGAAGCATACTAGTGGAATAGAATTATGGATAGATTAAAATTTTTCAAAAAGAACAAAAATCAAAGAATGCTAAATTAATTTTAAACAAATTTAAAGGACTAAATTCAGATGGAAGCACGAGAGATTGAAGAGTTTATAAGAACGCCACCGGCATGGACAAACTTCTGCCATCATTGTGACTATGAATTCCAGAATGATGAAAAGTGCTTTATATCTTTTGGCGAAGACATTTTTTGTAAGAACTGTGTTAAACAATTATTGGAGGCTATGTAATGAATCTAGATTATATATTTTCTATGATACCACATAAATTCGGTCTTATAATAACTAACAATGACCATAAAAATAATCATCAAACCATGCAAGAATATATAGAGATACATAAAGAGTTAGATAATATAAACTGGATACATGAAGAGGAAGAAAAGAAGTGCATCGACAATGACTGTATATGGGATGTCTGCTGGTATCCTAATACTCCAGGCGGTAACTATAATTTACATGCTTCTTCCATTCAATCTTTAATGGATTATTTAATTAGAAATATAGGAGATTTTAAATAATGAAACAAAAAATGATAGAGGTCGCGTTTATATTAGTATTCTTTGCTATTATTATGAGTGTTTATGCCTTTGGCAGATGGTCGGCTAGTATTGATAGACAAAATTTGTATCAGGAAGCTGGTTGCACTATAGAAGATGGCGCCCTTGTTTGTCCGATCGGATTAGAAGAAATCTCGACTGAGAGGCTGAATGTTTGTATAAACAATGATTGTATGGAGATAACCGAATCAACTCTTATTAGCAAAGAGATTTATTGCCAAAAGTATGAGTATGACGGAAAAGAATATGCCTCTTGCTCATTAGTGGATGTTCCTTTTGAGATGCTTGATAAGTTCGATAAAATTAATTTAACGCCGCAGGAAGTATTTGGCGATTTAGTAGATTGTGGTAAAACTACTATTATTAAATCTTCAGGCGGAGCTAAAAGTACGGTTACAGGTGTTTTTAATAATGATTCAGATGTTGATTTTGGGCAATGATTGACTGGATAAGCGTTAAAGATAAATTGCCAGAAACGCCTAATCAAACTCTAAAGCATCTTTTTACGCATTATACTTATATACAGGAGACTAAGGATGAATGAGAATATAGAAATAAAGCATTATAAGAATATTAAAAATACGCCTGCTGTTCCTTTGCTTATGGCTGAGTGGCAGGAGAGCTTAACTTATTGGCCTGGTAGACAGGATTATTCTTTTGATTGGGATCATGAAGCTATGGTTTTGTTTCTGGATGATACGCCGATTGGCGTTATAGATTTTATGTTGGCGGAGTACTGCCGAAATTGTCAATTAACTGTTGGCTACATAAAACCAGAGTTTAGGAGAAGAGGGTTTTATAATAAATTATGGACCCATTTTATTAGTCATTTAAAATCAGAAGGGAAAATAGATAATATTCTTAGCTATTCAATAATAACTAATCCCGTTATTCATGAGGTTTCTAGAAAACAAGGAAGGCATCAATTTGCTACAGTTTATAGGTATTCGTTATGATTGAAGATAAAAAATGCCCTATCTGTCGTGGAAGCATGCATAAAACAGAACTTTCATCTTCATCATTTGAGAACTTACCAAAAGATTTGAAAGATTTGCCAGTTTATGAATGTGATTATTGTTTAAGTTTAATATGCTTTATTCCTTCTGAAATTAGGTCAATTAGCGGCGCTCATATTATTTTATGAAAACTATAATAACCGAAGAGTTATCAAAGAAACTGAAAGAATTTAATATTTTCACAGAAAAACTGGGGTCAAAAATATCTCATTCAAGAGGAATTATAAACTCTTGGGATTGTTTATTGTATAATGTTTTATGTCATAATAAATTCCCTATTGTCCTAGAGGTAGGGTACATAGCAAGAGATATCTATAGCTAAATTGATGAGTATGCATTTTTTGGGATACATAAAGAATTTCCTCTAGTGTGGGATTTTAGAACTGAGTTAATGAATAAAATTACACGGGATGATTTTCAAGCTATGTTAGATGAAATAAGAAATAGAGATTAAGTGCGAAGCAATTATTTTATGATATTTAATTTTAAAAAGTTATCTTATTTAAGTTTTTTAATATTTTGCGCTAAGCGTAGGGATGTTTCAGTTGTTCGTTATTTTTTACATGAGCATATTGGATGCCCAACACCTTTTAAATGCAAAATTTGTGATTATCATAAAGAAGTTATTCAGGCTATTAAAAATCATCGGAATTCACAGATGCCCGATTAAGAAATAAGAATTCAGAAAGTTGCAAATCTGAATAATCCGGTAAATCCTGCTATGTGTTTATTGTTACTAACGTTATGTCCGTAATATTGGAGGCAGTAGAGCATAGTGGGGGCGGATTATAAATTCACTACTTAACGCTAGTAGTTGAGTTACCGTATTTGGTCTAATGCACATTTTGACTTAAATAATTTGGCATGATCAAGCAGTGGTCTTTCTTTCACCTGCAACACAACATATAGTGGTTTTAATACTTCCTACAGGGGTGTTCGGCACAATATTTCGAAAGCAAATAATTTACAATTGGCCAATAAACAAACAGCCCCTGAAACTAGTTTCAGGGGCTGTTTATTATATATCTATATAAGTATATAAAGCAACTCTAAAATTTAATTTGGTTATATAATTATATAAAGTGATTTTCTATAAAGGGATTTATATACGCATATGGCTATTGATAAACCGGGTATACCAGCCGTGGAATTTGATGTGCCTAAAATGTTACCAGAAGTAGAAAGGCTGGCAAAAATAGGATGCACCGAAAGCCAAATAAGAGAATCATTGATAGTTGATTTTCCTCTGCTTACTCAAAAAAGATGGGATAGCCTGAAGAAAAAGTCACCAGAAATTAAAACTGCGATTGAGTGTGGGATTGGCAGGAAGAAAAATAAAATAGCTACAACGATGTGGCAGCATTTGGAAAACGGGAACGTTCCTGTTACCATATTCATGGCTAAAGTTCATTTAGGCTGGAAAGAAGGCGCCAAAGTCGAGATTCATCAGAATGTTCCAGTAGAAAATAAATTAACATTAGTGAATACTAAACTTCCCGATGACCCCTTAGAGGCTTCAAGGGAGTATCAGAGGATTATGCAAAATGGATAAAAAACCGGAACAAATAAGCCTAAAGCAATCGGTAGATATAGTAAAATGTTTATTGAAATTAGGATCAAGTCTAGATTTTATAAATAAAACAAAGGATTCTTACAGTGGACAATAATATCCAGGATATACCAGATATAGAACTGCTTCGTGACGGAGTGTCAGAGCTTGGCGACAAATATTACCACCGTTGCCGCGTATGCGAAGAGCAAGAATTTTTATTAGTTTTATTTGGCGACGCAGGAGGATTGTGCGAGAATTGTTTAAAAGAAGGGATGAATCTTATTGAGAAAGAAAAGGAGGCAATTAAGTGAAACAATTTATATTAGCATTAGGATTATTATTAGCATCATTCGGCGCATTAGCTGATTGCGTAGTCACAGCTAGCAACGGAAAGCAATTGAATCTATGCAATAGCACGCAGACATTTGCATTTTCAGGCGGCAATCTATCTACAATTACAGTAGTGTATCAAGGCATAACGTATATTCAGACGTTTACTTATTCCGGAGATACTATCGCTACTATCTCTCCATTCATAGCACAATCATAAAGGAATTTATGTGAGAATATTTTTATTGAGTTTTGCATTATTTTTAGTTTCTTGCTCACACGTGACTGTTACTCATGCAAGAGATTATTCATTTGAAATAAAATAATAAATCAAACTATTACACGGAGCGTAATATCATGAAGAAAATCCTACTGTCCCTATTTTTATTGGTTAGTGCAATTACGCTAAACGCAGATACACCTGGACAATGGCTCACTAATTGCGAAATATTTGATTGCGAAACCGGTGGTGGAGGCGGTGGTGGTATATCTGAGGTTTCTGGAACAGATTCCGAAATTACTGTAACCAATGGTTCTAGTTCGCCGGTTATTTCATTGCCAGACGCTATTATCACCCCTGGCTCATTGCAAACTACTGGCAATTTGTTAGGGGCTTATCACTCTGTTAGAGAGATATCGTCTTGCACAGATGGTATTCAATCTTTGGAATTGTCAGATGCGAATGGAATTGTTTATTACACCAATAATTCTGATTGTAGTATCGTAACACCATTTTCGGGCGAAGGCTCAGTGCCGCTTGGCTATCAAGTGACGCTTGTTAACTATGGAACAGGTGAAATAACATTTGCTAACGTAGGCAGTGATAATACGGTGGCATCAGATGGTTCTGATAGTATTTCTCAACAATATGCAGCCGGTATTTATAACCTGCTTGTTGATGGAACGTATTATGTTGAAGTTATTCGTGATTTTCCCAGTATTTCAGTGAACGGAACTGCAAATCAAATAACAGCTAGCACAACTGATGGAGTCACAACGCTTAGCATCGCCTCTCCTTTTATAGCGCCCGGCTCCGTTCAAACTAGCGGCGCTTTAACAGTAAACGGTATAGCAAGTTTCCCAACCGCTAATTATACAACCTATAATCCGTATATTTCTTCAAGCAATGATGGAACAAATAGTTTTTTTCTTTATCGCGCAGACAGTAATGTATTTAATTCAGCAATCAGCACATCAATAAATTCCGGCACGTCGCAAATTAATAATACACCGCTTTACCAAATAAATGATTTTAGCGGAACCAATACTATTTTAAGTGTGGATACAGGAGCGCAAACCCTTACGTTTAACGGGAATATAATTGTTCCAGGTACAGGTAATAATGGAACCATTTATTTACCTATAACTGATTATGATTTATATAGTCCTTACATAGAAGCTTCTTCAGTTGATGGTGGGTTTAGCCAGTTAGCATATCTATCAGATTCGCATAGTTTTTTAATAGATAATGTTTCTCAAGGATTTTTTCAAATAGGCACTGGCGCTTCTAATTATTTTACAGTTAGCGGTGATGGGGTTGTTACTACGCCTAGCATTCAAGATAACGGCAGCAATGTCAGCATTAATAGACCCATTAACACCCCGGTAAATATTGATGTTGCTAATACTTCTGCTTTTACAGTAGGAGGCTTGAATGTGGATACCGAAGAAAACTTAATAACTAGTTACGTTAATTTGGCGGTTTATGGAGGATTGAGTGTTAACACGAACAGTGTAAGTGCTTTTTCTGTAAACAATGGTTTTAATATTGATACATCAAACAGCTTAATAGAAAATTATTACAAAACTAGTGTTTACGGAGATTTAGCCGCAGATTCCTCTAGCTCTACTGCTTTTTCTGTAGGCTCTGTTTTTAATATTAATGGTTCAAACGGTGAAATAATTTCAAATAATTCAGCGCTGAATGACGGATTGGGGCAAATTGGGATAGGTACTTATTCGCCAGATTATTCGCTTGATATTTATAATGCGGGTGAAACACCTAACGCTAATATTCATTTAATGCCCACAGATGACATTCCTGACGAACCAGTCCAAGGAAACGACATAGTCATATACAACTATGAAATGTTGCTTAACACAATTAATTATGACGGAACACTCAGTGAAATTGTACAAGCTAATTTACGTGAGGTGTTGAGTGACTATACCGTAGACGCCAATGATTACATAATAGCTGTTAATGAGTCGGGTTCTGTTTTTACAATTACGTTGCCATATGCCTATGAAGTTACCCCCGGCCGAGAATATTGTGTAAAAGACCAAACTGGGGAAGCAGCAAGTTATAATATTATAGTCAACACGCTAGACGAATCGAATATCGACAACAGTTTAACTTTTGTTATTAACGAAGGATACGAAAGTCAATGTTTTTATGCAAATGCGTATCAATGGTTTACGATATGAAAGACTACCCCCCTTATTTTAAAGCTTCAGAACTCATGTGCAAATGCGGTAAATGTGACGGCGGAGAAATGGATGACGGTTTTATGTTAAAAATAAATTTAATCCGGGAAGCGTGCGGTTTTCCTTTTATTGTTAATTCAGCTTTTAGATGTGAAGCGCATAATAAATCCGTAGGAGGCGTTGCCGGCAGCGACCATACTCGCGGTCTTGGGTTAGATATTGCCGTTTATAATCCTCAGGCAATGATAATAGTACAAGAATCCGTTAAATTTTTGAATCGTATAGGAATAAGCCAAAAAGATGGGCTTCCTCGCTATATTCATCTAGGGGGCGACTCATCTCCTTACGCTATTTGGAGTTATTAATCTGAATGCCGATACCCTTTGCTTTTGATTATAAAAATCCAGATTACAAAATGGTTTTTGAATATCGCCTTGATAAATTAAATAACATTCGTAAAAATCCTAAATCATTACCCGCTCTTAGAAAGTTTTACCAAGAAAATATTGCGCAGTTTATTATTGATTGGGGATGTACTTCTGACCCTCGTAATGTAGAGGTTGGATTACCTACCGTGATTCCATTTTTGTTATTTCCAAAACAAGAAGAGTGGGTCAATTGGGTCATTGAAATGTGGAAAATGCGCGAAAATGGCGTATGTCCTAAGTCGCGTGAAATTGGTTTTACTTGGTCGGCGGCTGCTATATCATCCTCATTGTGTATGCTGCATCCAGGTATGAATATAGGATTTGGTTCTCGAAAATCAGAGTATGTGGATAAAATAGGTGAACCTAAAACCGTCTTTCACAAAATAAGAGAATTCACAACGTTAGTTCCTAATGAATTTAAACAGGGGTGGTCTGCTAATGATAGATTTTGCTCTAAAGAAATGTTACTCAGTTTTCCTGCCACAAAAAGTACAATATCAGGGGAAGCTGGCGATAATATCGGTCGAGGCGCGCGTTGCTCTATTTATTTTGTGGATGAAAGTGCGTTTATTGAGCGTCCACAACTCGTGGATGCGGCTTTGTCACAAACGACGAACTGTCGGATAGATATATCAACCCCCTGCGGCCCCAACAATTCTTTTGCGCATAAATTTAATACCTATGACCCCAAGTTTGTTAAAATTATTCGCTGGCAAGATGACCCGCGCAAAGACCAAGAATGGTACGAAAAACAGAAAAGAAAATTAAATGACCCTGTTATTATTGCACAAGAATTAGATTTAGATTTCAATGCCTCTGTTGAAGGCGTGCTAATCCCGAATGATTGGATTATGGCGGCCATCGATGCGCATATTAAATTATGCATAGAGCCTAAAGGAATTAGGAAGCTGGCGTTTGACGTAGCGGATGAAGGACGAGATAAGAACGCAGATTGTGGACGATATGGCGTGCTGGTAGAGCATCTTGACGAATGGTCAGGAAAAGGTGGGGATATTTATAAAAGCACGGAGCACGTGTTTAGACTATGCGATGAATTTGGCTATGATACAGTGGACTACGACGCAGATGGCTTAGGTGCATCCGTCAGAGGAGACGCACGGAAAATAAATGAATTTCGAAAACTAAAGATAGAATTCAATCCATTTAGGGGTTCTGGCGAAGTAGTTGACCCCGATGGCGACCCATTCAAAAATTATAGTGAGAAAGTAAAAAGAGAGAAAGGACGGACTAATGAAGATTACTTTGCTAATCGAAAAGCGCAGGGTTGGTTTGCATTGCGCCAGAGATTCTTAACTACTTATCGCGCAGTAATGACAGCGAAGCAAGTGGATGGCGTTTGGACTACCGATGGCACATTTGATTTTCACACCGATGATATTATTTCTATTCCAAATGGTTTGACTCATCGTGAGAAATTGATTAGAGAATTAGGGCAGCCCACCTGTATACAAAACAACGCAGGAAAAATGCTCATTGATAAGCGCCCAGACGGCACGCTATCGCCAAATTTGGCAGACGCTGTTATGATTGCGTTTGCCCCAGCTAAACGATTACCAGGAGGGTTTTTCGGTGTTAAAAAAGTCCAAGGATAAGAAAAAATCAAAATCGATTGCGCGTGATGCTAAGAAGATTAAGAAGCCCGCCAAGAAAATTGTTAAGAAAATCATAGCCAAGAAGCCGATTAAGAAAGTCGTTAAGAAGAAAATCATCAAAAAAGAGGCAAGTCGATTACGTAAAAAACCCGAGGAATTAGGCTTGCTAGAAAAGCATCGGGCGCTTGGAAAGTTAGTGACGAGCCGACCCCAGAAAAAGATGACGCTTAATGAGTTTGTAGAAGGACATATTCATCGAACAGCGAATCAGGATATCGTAAAGAAACCCAAAGGTTACGTGCTGGATGAAAACTTGCAGAGCGGCCTATTTGGCCCAAGTTTGGGAATTATGCAGAATACCGTGCCCAATTCGCTGCTGAATTGGTATGGCTGGCAAACATTTATAGGTTATCAAACCTGTGCGATTATGGCGCAACATTGGCTTGTTCTAAAATGCTGCACCCTACCCGCTCGTGATGCTATTCGCAATGGTTATGAAATTACTAAAAATGATGGCCAAGAGCTGGATGCAAAAATACTGGATGCGATTAAAAAAGCCGATATTCGTTATAACTTAGCCAAATCCATGCGCGAGTTTGTTTCAAAAGGTAAAATATTTGGTTTTCGTATAGCGATGTTTCTCGTTGACTCTAAAGACACTAAATATTACGAAAAACCATTTAACCCTGATTCTGTCACGCCCGGGATCTATAAAGGCATTGTGCAAATAGACCCCTATTGGATTACGCCTGAATTAGATTTTGATTCTGGCGCTAATCCTGCCTCGCGTTATTTTTATGAGCCTACTTGGTGGCGCGTAAATGCAAAACGAATTCATAGAACACATTTGGTTATTTTTAGAAATGGGGAATTAGCGGATTTATTGAAACCGACTTATTTGTATGGCGGTATTCCGGTTCCACAACAGATTTACGAGCGCGTATATGCCGCTGAGCGTACAGCAAATGAAGCGCCGCAGTTAGCTATGACCAAGAGGGTCAGTATCATTAAAACAGACGCTCCTAGATATCTATCTAATGAAGGCGAAGCTACGGCGGCCATGCAACAGTTTATAAATTTTAGGGATAATTATGGAACTAAAATTCTTGATTATGAGGATGAATATGACCAAAAAGATATAAGTCTGTCTGATTTCGCAGAAACCATCATGACGCAATATCATTTAGTATCATCGGCTACCGGAATACCTGTTACTAAATTATATGGTACATCCGCCAAGGGGTTGAATGCGACTGGAGAAGGAGACGAAGCTAATTATCACGAAGATTTACAGTCTTTACAAGAAGATTTAAAACCGCTTGTTGAGCGACATCATTTATTATTGATACGCTCAGAAATTGCTCCCAAGTTTGGAATTGATGATTTTGAAACTGATATTCAATGGAATGCATTAGACGCACGAACGGAAGAAGAGCAAGCGCTCATCAATAAAGCAAAAGCAGAAACGGGCGTTATGTTTATGGACAGAGGGGTAATTGCGCCAGAGGAAGAGCGTAAACGTATTATTAATGACCCACTTTCTGGCTACAATGGAATTGGAGAAGAAATGGAAGGAGACCCAGACGAAGACCCAAACAATCCGTATGAAAAATACGTGCAGACAGACCCCGACCCTAACTCTAAACTCTCTACGACTAATGAGTATGATAAAGACCCGGTAAACGAGAAAAAACCAAATGCCAAAGAAAAAGCGAATAAGCAAAAGCCAACGCCGCGGAAAAATAAAGTTTGAGGGTTCTCCGCTTTACGCTGACGTTAAATACAAGCAAGACTTTCGCAGGGATATTAATGCGCTCTATAAACCGATGGAGAAAGAAGCAGAGTCTAAACTGCGGGATATATTTAGGAAACACAAAAATGACGCTGTCAAAATAAAATCAGAGTCTAAGAAGATGCTGGCAAGCCTTGAGAAAAAATACACGGATAAGTTAAAGCAGTCATCTAAAAGAATATCCGCTCAAATGATAAATAAAAGTTTTCGTTCAAGCGACATCAAGCTAAAAAACAGCTTAAAAAAAATGACAGGAGGTAAATCTGTTAAAACAAAAATTAAATCTAATTCACTTGAACGTTTATCAGCGAAAGCACTAAAAGAAAACGTAAAAATAATATCATCCATTCCTG